ATGTTTATATGCTTATATATTAAATATTTACAATGTAATGATTTATCTGTGAGGTGTGAGAAATGAGCTTTAATCACTGATATTACGATGTTTATAACATTACAGGTTAGTGTGAGAATAAATAATATACTGTGAGGTTGTGTAATGAAAAAGATAAAAAAAGAATTAGTGAACTATATAAAAGACAACGCTGGTACATCATTTGTAGAAATAGAGAAAATATTTGAAGAAAACAGTTTTGATTATAAAGGTAATGGAGCATATACAAGTGCAGAGAATAGCCATATTGTATTTTGGTATGGATGGAATAGACAAGCTTTCAATATAGTAAGTGAATTAGTCAATGACGATTTAATTCAGATGAATAGATGTGAACCGATTATATACATGGTGGATGGTAAAGGTTTAAGTCTGCCCATAGCGAATAACAAGAATATAGAAACTGATTATTGGCTACCAGTGGTATTTAATATTTCTAAAAAGGAGAAAACGCAATGAACATAGAAACTATCGCGAATCAATTTGAAACAAGAGCAGGTACGTTATTAAGGTATTATACAGGATTGTTAGAAAGTAGCAGGGATAACAATTTTGCTTTTAAGATTTACAATGATCCGTTTGATGTAGTTTATATCGTCATGAGAGGTAAATTGTTTGGCCATGTATACATTAAAGATTGCAAAGTAAGACAATCGTTTGAATTAGCATCTCCTAAGCACACAGAGGGGCTTATAAGAAGTATAGAGGGACATTACACAGGATATGAACTACATGACGGTACAACGCTTTCTATAAGCGATATGATGGCTAAAAGTTTATTTGAAGATGAGTATTTCATGTATGGATTAGAAACATTTGCGGAAAGTAATAATACAGATATGTTTGAGTACATGGAAGGTGGATTAAATGTTAAAGATCTTGAAGGTATTCAGACTAGTAATGCTGATGTGATAGGTAACATTGTAGTGTTGTATCAGTTAGCTGCAGGGATTAATGAACCTGCACATGAGCTTGTTGAGGGGCTTAAATTAGTGACGGAATTTGTACAAGATGAAAAGGCTACACAAGAGGATTACAAAGCGTTAGAACGTAAATTGAATGATCTAAAAGCGTCTTATTATAGTATAAGTAAATAATGTTATGAGGGAGTCGCATGTAGTATGTGGCTCCTTATAAAAAACGACAAGGTTTGTACAAGGTATAGAAGTGTAAAATGGTAAGGTTTTGGCTTTTAAAACCCAAAGGTGCGCAGACTCTGAGAACAAAAATAGGAAAGGTTTTGGAAAGGTAAACAAGGTTAAAAAGGGCGAGAAAAGGGCGAGGTATAGAATGTTTGAGGTAGAAATAAAACAATGTTTTATACAAAGGTTTCTGAAAAATACCAAGTTTATACCAAGGTTGCAAAATGGTGCGAAAAGGGATAGGTACGAGCAATTGAATCAAGAAGAAGTAAAAACCCCAAGTTTTCGGGTAGGTTGTAAAATGATAAGGTTATGTCAAGGTACGAAGAATTACGTCAAGAAGCAAAACTAAAGGTAAGTGTTTTTTTGAAATTGATAAAAGCAATAAGGTAAACGAAATTTAAAAGAGATAAAATATGTTAATGTTCGTTATTTTTGAAGAGGGCAAAAGTTTTGTTGTTCGTATTTTGTTCGTGTAAAAAATAAGAACTTAAGTTCTATATAAACTACTACATTTCACTACAAAATTTCTTTTTAATATTGATTTAATAGGGATATGAAATAATGCTAAATACCTGATATAATGCGGTTTATAGCGAACATAAGTTTGATTTTAAGGTGTAAAATTGGTATAATTAGAGTAAGCAAACAATAGAAAGTGTGGTGAGACAATGAGTGAATTTGAAGTAAAAGAAAAGACGTACAACTTACCAAATGAACACCGCCAAGTACTCAATGTGATAAGAAATACGTCTAATAAATATATTACTAAAACAAAGCTACTTAATCAATTGGGATATGAAGTGAATAAAGCTAACAATAGATGGTTAACACAAGTCATTACAAGCTTAATCATTAATTATCATTACCCTATCGGATATAGCTATAAAAAAGACGCTAGGGGCTATTACATCATCAAAACACAAACCGATAAGATAGAAGCTATCAAAAGTATTAAAGGTTTAATTGAGGGCAGTCAGAACCGTTTAAAAGCCCTAGAAGATATTGAAGTGTAACATGATAATTATGAAATGAAAGAGGTTAACATAAATGAAATCAAATCATTTATTTGAAAAATATTCCGATGAAATAAAAGGCTACAAAGAAGAAATTAATAATTTAGAATCTAAAATTGAAGATACTACAAAGACTATTGAAGATCTATCTTCCAAATATAAAGAGTACATAAAAGTTGGCAACGATAATGAGGCTGATAAGACGTTTAATAAGATTTCTAAATTAGAAGATGAGAAAGCAAAAGATATTAAAAGGTTCGAAACTAAAAAGGAATTATTTAACAGCATTAAACGAGAAAAACTCATAGATTTATTGTTGAATAGGAAGAATATTCCTGAATTATATCAAGATGAAGCACAAAGTTTAGCACGTGAGTTAGAAGATACAATCGAGCAGTTTAATAATGTTATTGATAAAATCAACAATGTGAATGAAGAATATCGAAAAGATATTCATAAGTTCGATTCCTTGATAGATCAAAATGAAATGAAAAAAGATGATTTATTTAGACAACGATATGGCGAAGTGATTGTACTTTACCTCAATAACTTTCTTATTAATACAAAATCAATTCGTTTCAATGAGCACCAAAAATTGGAGGTTGAGAAATAATGCAATTTAGTAAAACATTAGAATCAATAAATAATGCTGAATTAGATGAAAATCAACGCTTATCTATTTTAGAAGCACTTAAAGAAGATGTGAACGATGAGGAAAAAAGAAACGTAAGAGATGTTCCAACTATTTCAGATTTAGCTGATGAAGTAAATATTAGAAAAAACAAATAGACAAAAGCCAAGCCTTAATTGGTTTGGCTTTATTAAGTAGTGGGGTGGATAAATGAAACTGAGTAAATCTAAGAACGTTTTATATTATCGTAATAATGGCAATAAGCTATCCGAGTATCAACTATTAACACAATTTAACCCAGTGTTTATTAATAAGAAAATTCAGATGTGTGAGTATCAAATCGAGAGTATGTATCATATGAATACTTCTACGACAACGTGTGATGAAATATTCGGCGTTGTATCCGTCTCTTATCCTATTGAAAAGTTGGCTATTAAAATTATTGAGGCTAAAGCTGGTTTAGTAAATTATAAAAAACGTTCTATGCGTAATATGGAGATATTAAAGTCTGTCCTTAATCAATATTCTGAAAAAGAAAAGAAACAAGTTGTAAGATACATGCGTTCTAATGGTCGATATAAGCCCTATAACGTGATTGAACGACTACAGGTCGATTTATACCACCTCAACATTAAACAACGTATAGCGCGTCAAAAACAAAGGGATATGATGATTGAAAATAGTAAGCGTGAACATGTTAATGCGTATCATAAGAAACCCATGTTAAAAGTGGTGTAACAATGGATAAGCAGCATATAAAAGATTTCATATATCGCTATCATAAGCAAATTGATAATGATGACACACTAAAGGATGATGATTTCAATACTGATGATTTCTTTAGCATTGGTCATACTTACAAAAATGACTGGATAGAAACTGATAATGTAGATGATCACATTCTAAAGAATCACTTAGAGATGTTAGTTGACCAAGTCGCTACAGATAAAGAGTTCTATATCTTCGATGCTTTATTACATGGGCGTAGTTACAAAGATATTAGTCAAGTTTTAGAATGTTCCACAGAATCAGTCAGACAATGGGTTGGAAAATTATTAGATAAAATGATGGAGGTGATAGAATGAGTGAATTAACCCCTAGACAAGTCCGTTTTGTGAATGAGTATATTAAGACGCTAAACATCACGCAAAGCGCGATAAAGGCAGGATATGCGCCAAATTCAGCACATGTGACGGGAAGTAGATTATTACGTAATGAAAAGGTCGATGAATATATCAAAAGCCAACAGGATAAAATTATGGACGATAGTATTTTAACCGCTAAAGAGTTACTGCATCTTTTAACCAATGCAGCAGTAGGAGACGAGACAGAAACTAAAGAGGTAGTAGTTAAGAGGAGTTCATTTGAACGTAATCCAGACACGCAACGTTTAAATCTTGTCTACAATGAACATGTAGAGCTTGTGGAAGTTCCTATCAAGCCTAGTGATAGATTGAAAGCAAGAGATATGTTAGGGAAGTACCACAGCTTGTTTACAGATAAATTAGATGTGGGTCTTGTAGCACCTACATTTGTAGATAATATACCATTAGAAGATTAATGAGAACCATTACCTTTCATTAGGGGTGGTTTATTATTTACAAAATAAAAAACTAGTAGTATTATGAATATAACGGATCAAGCCATACCACCTATTCATTTAGGAGTATGGCTATTTTTTTAATTTTAGAGGGGAACAAATGAAACCATTTAAAACATACGAGGAACAAATTCAAATATTGAAGAATAGAGGGTTAACCATTTCTGATGAAGATAAGGGTGATTTAGAAAATGAAAATTATTATAATGTGATTAACGGATATAAAGATTTGTTTTTGATGAAAAAGCCAGCATCTGATGAGTTTTTAGAACCTGAAACATATATTACAGGTACATCATTTAAAGAAGTGTTTTCACTTTATAAACTTGATCGCCGATTACGAAATACTATTATTGAATATTTGTTAGTCTTTGAAACACATTTAAAATCAAGAATTGCATATTATTTTAGTGAAAAATATAGTGAGCCACATTCATACTTATACTTCCAGAATTATTCAGATAATGAAGATTCTGAAACAGTATTAAAAACAGTAGCAACACTAAGTAGTATAATGACGAAAACTAATAAGCAACCTATAAAACACTATATTAGCCATCATGATGGTGTTCCATTTTGGGTATTAATGAACTATTTAACGATTGGCAATGTTTCTTATTTATTTCAAATTTTAGACGAAGATATAAAAAATAATATATCTAAAAGTTATTCAGATAAATTCAAAAGAGAGTACGGACATCAAGTTAATATACAAAGTAAAGACATTGAGGGGATAGTGAAACAAGTTAATTTTTTTAGAAATGTTTGTGCGCATGAAGAAAGATTATATGATTTCAAAATAAATAAACAGATTAACTCTAAAAATTTAACACATAATTATAACTCTATATCTAATAAGCACATTAATAACAATAATTTACAATCGAAACTGTTTGATATGTTAGTATTTTTGATTTTCTTTTTGAACAAAAGAGATTATGAAAACATGATAAAACAAGTAGATGAATATATAGATTACTATTTAACAGATATAAGCTCGATTACTAAAGATGACATTTACAACAAGATGGGTTGCTTGTTGAATAACTTTACTGAAATTTTAGATTTAAAGCTTGATACGGCTAGTGATTAAACTATTTAATATATGCATACATTGTGAGGCTTATACAAAATAAGAGGTGATATATGATTAAGTTTATAAAGTTGAATTGGGCTTACTTTTTGGTAGGAGCAATTGGAGGAGTTATTGCTGTTACATTAATTCTTCTATTACAATATTTCTTGAATTGGATTGAAGGATTGAAGATAACTATCTCTATTCTAGCTTTATTCTGTACTTTTCTTGGTGCTTATCTTGGTGCTAAGATTTCGGGAGATAATGCTAGAACACTTGAAATTGAAAAGCAAAACAGAACTATAGATGAAAAAGTGTTAAGCGTTAAAACATTAATTAAAATGCATTTATATTTAGTAATGAATATCCATGAGTTCATATGTCAATATTATTTTATAAATAGAGAAGAGTTTTTAACTAAAACAATAGATAAAAG